AGGGCCGTGAAAGCGGCCCTTTTTTATATGTATAGCCATACAACAACTTAACTTCTAATAATTAAATATTATGACTAAATTATCAAAAAAATTACTAAATAGTAACCATGTAACTAATAAGCAAGTAAACCCTGCTTTTAAAAACATTATTGACAGCGTACAACTTTTATCCCCAGGAGAAAACACACTCCCTACCTCAGACCCAGCAGTAGCGGGGGATCTATTTATCACAGGTTCAGCAGGAGCTAACCTAGGTAATATTACAGGTAGTGGATTTGCATTACTTTGCGTATCACAAGGATAATATTTTATGTTAACTTTAATTTAAAGGGCCGCGAAAGCGGCCCTTTTTTATATGTATGGGTAACAAACGTTTTTTAATCAAGTTATAATGACTAAACAAAATATTGAAAAATCCCCACCCAAGGGTGCTGTTCGATTTTCCCTCTCACTTTCAGAAGAGCAGAAAGCAGCAAAAGAATTAATCCTTCAAAAACCTTTTAATTTTATTATAGGCAAAGCAGGTAGTGGTAAAACTTTATTAGCGGTGCAAATAGCATTAGATATGTTCTTTAAACGCGATGTAAATAAAATTGTTATTACCAGACCAACAGTATCAAATGAGGATAATGGATTTTTACCTGGCTCATTAGAAGAGAAATTAGAGCCATGGTTAGTCCCCATTCGCTCAAATATGCGTAAAGTATATAATAAACCGGACATTTTAAGTAAAATGGAAAGTAACGAAGATGTTGAATTAGTATCACTTACTCATTTTAGAGGAAGAACATTTGAAAATGCTGTGTGTATTATTGATGAATTTCAAAACCTATCTAAACAACAATTAAGTATGTGTTTATCTCGTTTAGGTAAGGGTTCAACAATGGTATTCACAGGAGATATCCAACAAGTTGATTTAAAGTTTAAAAATGACTCTGCTATACATGAAGTTGCAAAACTTCAAGGCTCCCGATTTGTAAATAAAATAATCCTTAAGGAAAACCACAGACATGAGGCCTTAGATGAAATATTTGAGTTATTAAAAGATTACAGTTAATTGTATTTTTTTATATTTATAACCAAATACTAATATTTATGGCATCTATTACTATCTGGCCTGGCTCTGCTTCATTTTCTAATACAACAAACCCAACACCTTTTGGGTTTTACGATACTGATACAGATTTTACATCTTCTGCTGACCAAGTAGCAACATGGTGCGCACAAAGGTTAGGATACCCCATAGTAGATATCGAACTACAAGCGGTTAATTTCTTCACAGCGTTTGAAGAGGCTGTAACTACATATGCACAATATGTTTATCAATATAAAATAATTGAAAACATGGGATCCCTTGAAGGATCCACTACAGGTAGTAATTTAAATGACCAATATATCCAACCTAATTTAGGTAATACAATTGCTATTGCTGAACAATATGGAACTGAAGCAGGAACGGGTGGAAGTATAGAGTATAAAAAAGGCAATATAAGCATATCACAGGGTCAACAAGAATATTCACTCACAGATCTATGGACAAATATAAGTGAGTCGAGTAACCCCATAGAAATTAAAAAAATATACCATTATGCCCCACCAGCTATTTCAAGATATTTTGATCCTTATGCTGGTACAGGCACAGGTATTCAATCTTTAATGGAAACATTTGGGTTTGGTAATTACTCTCCTGGTGTAAACTTTATGTTAATGCCTACTTATTATGATGTTTTAAAAGTACAAGCAATTGAATTAAATGATCAAATTCGTAAATCAGCATATAGTTTTGAATTAATTAGTAATAGTAAATTAAAGCTATTCCCTATACCTAATAGGAATGAAACTTTATATTTCGATTATGTTGTTAAAGAAGACAGAAATAATCCTGTAAGAAATACTAATAAAGGATTAGTTACTAATATATCTAATGTACCATATTCCAATATAAATTATACTACTATTAATACCCCAGGAAGACAATGGATATTTAGGTATACACTAGCCCTTTCTAAAGAAATGCTTTCTAGTATTAGAGGTAAATATTCATCAGTTCCTATTCCAGGTTCTGAAATTACTACCAATGCCGGGGAATTAAGGAGTGAAGCAGCTAATGAAAAAACTGCACTTATTGATGAATTAAAAGCAATGCTTGAAGAATCATCAAGAGTTAAGTATATGGAAAGAGATGCCCAAATAGCACAAAATGCACAAGATACTTTTACAAAAGTTCCTTATCCAATATATATCTACTAATGATTAAACTAAAAAACATATTAGCTGAAGCCCTTAACATATATTCAGTAGATATCATAATAGTATCTGATAAAGATGCTAATATTACAGATGTATTTGATGGAATGAGAGCTATTAGACGTATTACTATTGTAAGGAGTAATACTTCAGATGAACGTGAAGATAAAAACCGCAGTAGAACTGATGGTAAAGAAGTTCACACAGCAACAATTAAATTTGTAGCAGGTCAAGATCCTAAACAAGATTTAGAATTTTTTAAAACCACTATGTTACAAAGTGATAAAGGAGACCCTAACAAGAGAATCCCAGGTTTACGCCATGTAGTATTTAAACCTGAATCTTTAACTAAATTATAATGCCATTATTTGGAGGAAATAGAGATATATCCCTATTCAGAACAATGAATAAAGAATTGATTAATGATATTATTCAGACTGAAATAGGATTTTATAAATTTGTATTACAAGATTCTGATTCTAATATATATGGTGAATCAGAAAATAAAGTATATTATGAACCTATGTTGATTCCTTCTTTAATTACTAGAGAAGACCAAACATGGAATGAAACTGATTTTGGTCCTGACTCTACTCAACAAATGACATTTGCTTTTTTAAGAGCAACTTTAGTAGAAAAAAATTTAGTACCTGAAATTGGTGATATAGTATTATTTAATAATGATTATTTTGAATTTAATAATATTATAGAAAACCAATTCTTTTCAGGCAAAAATCCAGATTACTCAATGAATAAAGACACAGATAATTTTGGTGTTTCATTATCTATTATATGTAAATCTTCTAAAGTAAGAACAGAACAACTTAAAACAGTTCCATTAAAATCAGGAATATACCCATCTACAGTTAAAACTGAACAAACTATTGCTAATCCTAGGAATCAACTATATAGCTAATGAATGATAGAATAACAAAGAAGCCTAAAGTTAATAGACAATATCAATTATCTCAACAAGCTATAGTTGATAATGCAATAGACCAAGGGGGATCACCTGAAATCCCAGCACTTGCTTTGGGGCCAGACATTAGACCTAACCAAAATAGAGGCAACATAGTTAGTAAAAACGATTCAAAAACTAATTATAACTTTAATTTAGGATTAGAATCTATAGATGAGTCTATATTTTATTACTTTGAAAACATTATAAAACCCTCAGTTTTATCAAATGGGGATTTAATAGATGTACCCGTTATTTACGGTTCAGGAGAAAGATGGAAATTAGCTCAAAAAGATGGATTTTATAGAGATAAAAGTGGTAAAATTCAAACACCCCTTGTTATGCTTAAAAGGGAAAGTATTGAAAAACGTAGAGATTTAGGAAATAAATTAGATGCTAATTCCCCTCAATTATATATTACCCATCAAGAAAAATATACTAGGAAAAATTCATATGATAGGTTTACATTACTAAATAATAGAATACCACAAAAAGAATTCACTGCTACTGTAGTACCAGACTATATTAATCTAACCTATAATGGTATTATATGGACAGATTATATTTCCCAACTTAATAAAATTATTGAGGCCATAAATTATGCTTCTGATTCCTATTGGGGGGATCCAGAAAAATTTAAATTTATGGCTATGATAGATTCATTTAACAATATTAATGAATTATCAAATGATGATGGACGAATAGTTAGAGCTAATTTTAGTTTAAAACTTCAAGGATATATTGTTCCAGATAATGTCCAGAAAAAACTAAAAGAACAAAATACTAGATATTTTAGTAAGGCACAAATTATTTTAAACCAATCCACAACAGTTATTGATGAACCTGGAAAAAAACTCCAATCTGTAAGATCCACAGGAGGGGGCGGTGGTAGTTTTACTAAAACTACTATTAATAATACTAACGTAGGACAAGATGATGATTGGACAACAACAACACCTGGACTATTAATTAATGGTGGTAATAGAAATGTTCAAATTAACAATGCATATCTAACAGTTGATATAGGAGATACTAAATCTGATGATATTTTTATTGTCAAAAAATCAGGAGATGAACAACTTAAAGTAAATAATGAGGGAGTTTTATCACTTAAAAACTTTACTTCTTTCCCTTCTGTTGTAGAAGGTGGGTTATTGATAAAAAAT